GGCGATCCTCTTCGGTGATCTTGGGCAGATCTACACCGCTCTCGTGGGCGGCGTGCGAGTTGAAGTTTCCCGCGAGTTCGCGTGGAACCTCGGCCTGATCTCCTACAAGGTAGAAGTGCGCGGCGCGACTGGTCTTGCTCAGGCAAGCGCAGTCAAGTCGTTCAAGTCAGCCAACGTTTCCTAATCAGTAGGCGACTAGGTTGAGCGGTGGGGTGTCGGGCTTCGGCTCGGCACCCCACTCGCATCAGGAGGGGAAATGAACATCTTGAAGAAGCTCAAGGAACTGGCTCGGCGGACGCCTCGTAAAATCAACGCAGAGGCATCTAGGAGCCACGTAGAGCGCGCTATTATCACGAGGTGGGGCAATACAGCCACTGTGACCAGAGAGCCGCTTAGAGAGCGGGAAAGAGGGACTGACGAGTGATCCAGCACCTAAGCAGCAGGCAGATGAGCGTGGGAACGGCGGCAGCGTCCGTCTGCGAGGGCTACGTCTCAGGCACTGAAATCCACTTACACGCGCTCGCCGGCAACTCTAAGGACGTGCTGATCGGCGCAAGCAACCTGACCCTGAACAATGGCTTTGTGCTACGCAAGGGTGAACACATCACAGTTCGGCTGATGGAACGACAGACGCTCTATGCTATCGCCGAGAACGATGGTCAAGTCCTGACCGTCCTTGCAGTCGGAGGCATCTGATGTCATACGCAACCCTCGCAGAGTTCAAGAGCGCCATCGGGATCGGCACTGCCGATACGACCGATGACGGCGCGTTGCAGTCGGTGCTCGATGCGACCGACGCACTGATTGACCTCTACACCGACCGCAAGCAAGGCTTCGGCACCGCGACGGAGACGCGGTACTACACGGCAGAGGAATACAAGTACGTGCTCGTGGACGACCTTGTGAGCATCTCATCACTTACGACCGACGACGATGGCAACGGAACCTACGAGACCACGTGGACCGTAAACACCGACTACAACCTCGCACCCGGCAACGCCGCACTTGACGGCTGGCCGTACAACGAGATTGACGTGTCGGTCACGTGGCCGCGCAACTTCCCACGCGACGTCTATCGCGGCGTCAAGGTGGTCGGCGTCTTCGGATGGCCGGCAGTGCCGAGCGCAGTGAAGCAAGCCGCAATCATTCAGGCTGGCGCAGTCTGGTCGAGCCGCACCTCGCCGTTCGGTGTCATCGGCAGCCAAGACCTCGGCGGCATCTTGCGACAGACACGCGCACTGCATCCCGAAGCGCAGGTCTTGCTGGAGGCGTACCGCAGGCGCGAAGGTCTGGCTCGGTGAGCTTCAACGACGCCACGATCATCGCAGGACTTGCCGCGCACCTGACGGCAATCTCCAAGCCATCCGGCTACACGCTCCGCACCGTCCACGCATTCCCACCAGACAACCTCGCGGTGGTCCCAGCTGCGGTCATCGTGCCAGGCGACGACACCATCAGCTACGGCGCAGCGAATCGCCAAGTCGTGCTGACGCTGAACGTGGTCATCTACATCCAGCCACAGGCAGACCTCGGCCGCAAGTACGCCGACCTGATGGTCTGGCGCACGTGGCTCAGGGACTCGCTCATTGACGGAGTGACGCTGAACAACACAGACGCCGTGGCGCAGGCAAGCGTGACCTCCACGAACATCGGCACCGACACGTGGGGTGACCAAGACTTCCTGACCATCTCTGCGACGGTCGAGGTCTCATCCGTGGAGGCGATCAGTGCCAGCGCATAAGCCTCTGACCTACCCGATCATCAGCCACATTGACGTGTGCTACATCCCTGGCTCGCTTCCACAAGGCGAGTTCGTGGGAGGTTTGCCTGTTGATGGGTCTACAATCAGCGCACCAGCCGTCCTCGCGGAAGCGTGGATTGCCGCAGGAATCGCTCAACGAGTAAGTGCCGCACCAGCGGCTGAAGACGACAAGGAGAACGAATAATGCCAGCCGCATCCGCAGGCAACGTCCTGTTCAGCAAACTCGTCGCCTTCAAGGAAGCGACGCCTGGAACCATCCCAACGCTGACCTCTGGCGGCCGCAAGCTGCTCGTCACGCCAACTGGCGTCATCTCCGAAGGCACGACGATTGAACTTGGCACCGAGCGATCCGTTGCACTTCGCAACCCGCTCATCGGCTCCACCGGCACAATCGTCTCCGTTGAGCCAACACTCAGCGCCACCGTTCCTGCGGTCAGCGTCGGTGAACTTCCGCTCTGGCTCTCAATGACACGAACGGACGCACCTTCAGGCACCGCTGCGCCATACGAGTGGGACTACGACTACTCGATGACGGCGGCGAACTCGCCAACCTCCTACTCGCTCGTCGCAACCGATGGTCAGCAGCAGTACGTTGCAAACTACTGCCTCGCTGAGTCAATCACGATTGCGGCAGACCGAAGCGGACTGACGAACCTGAGTGCGTCACTCTTCGCGCAGCAGATTGCCAAGAACAGCGCGACGCTTGCGGATGGCACGCCAACATCGCCGTTTATGTCAGGACGCCTCTGGAACGCCTTCCAGCACGGCAGCACCTTCCCAGGCACCGCTGACGGCACGGCATACGAATACCTGCTCGACTTCTCACTGGAGTTCAACGCAGGCATCACGCGCCAGGCGTACCTTGCAGGCACGACCGTGTTCAGCACACACGCTGAGAGCAACCCATTCAGCGGCACGCTGACGATGACGGTCTCCTCGACCGCTTCGGCAGTGAGCACGTGGTACGACGCATACAAGGCGGCAACACCGAAGGGCGTGCGCCTGAGCTGGAGCAACGGCACCTACAGCGCGCACATTATGGCGATGATCGTCCCAACCGAAGTGCAGCAGATGGCTGGCGCTGAAGATGGGCTGACCACGATGGCCGTGACTGGCACGCTGGTCTACGACACGGTGAGCGCGAAGAGCCTTCGCATCCTTGTGAACAGCGACTTGGCGGCGCTTCCGTAAGTTCAACCTAGTAGCAGAGAAGGAGGAGGCTAGATGAGCCAGAGCAAGCCACAGTTCCGCACCGTAGAGATCACCTTGTCCGCGCCGTTTGACGGCTGGACAGCCACGATGAAGGCAGAGGGCGTCCCTGCTCGCGTCTTTATCGAGCTGCAGAGCGGCAGCGCCGAGCGCGCACTGAACGCATTGCAGAAACTCGTGATCAAGCACAACTTCCTGACCGAAGATGGCGAGCCGGCGACAGAGGTGCTTGACGCACCGATGGACGCACTGAGCGATGCGATCAGCAAGTGGAGCGACGCGGTAGCAGCACTCCCCCCTCGATAAGGCTCGACGCCCAGCGGCTGGCGGCGGGTCGGACTCTCTCGCCGCATCCGCTGATCGCAGCGCACCTGATCGCCAAAGAGTTCCACATCCCACCACACGAGGTTTTAGAGTGGGAGGCGCAGGACTTCGCTCGTACACTTGCGCTGATGTCTGACCTTCAGCCAAAGGAGACGAATGGCCGCTAACTCGCTTGACCGACTGACGATCTCCTTCAATGTGGACTCGAACTACAAGGCATTGCAGCTCGGCTTCCTTGAAGGCGCGAACCCTGGCGCCTACAAGCGCCTCCTGAGCATTGCGACCCTAAACGCTGCTCGCACGATGGTGAGGCCGATGCGAGCCGAGGCTCCAGTCGGCAGGACCACAAAGTCGCCAGGACGCCTCCGCAAGTCGGTCACTGCACGCCGCGCTCGCTTCGGCACACCGGCTGCGGTTGTCGGTCCGAGGGCTGGACGCAGCCGAGATGGTGGAAGTGGTGGAGCGTGGTATCGCTGGTTCGTGACCTCTGGGATCAGCGGCGTGCGTCAGACTAAGAACGGACCGAAGGCAGTCAAGGCCGTTCCAGCCAATCCATTCGTGACGCGAGTCTCCAAGAACGCAGCGCACCAGAAGACTGCGATGGAAGCGATGGCGAAGACGGTAGAATCATTCTTCAACAACGACGCATTCCGCAGGACGATCCTGAAGTTCAAGCGAGGTAGATAAATGGCATTCGGGTCTGACCGTTCAGCGAACTTTGTAATCGCGGCGAAGGACGCTGCGACTAAGCCGATGGGCAACATCGGCAAGGCAATGGGGCGACTTCAAGGCGTCGCGGGTACTGCGTTCAGAGCGATTGGTGCAGCGGCGATTGCAGCCGGTGCAGCACTGGTCGCCTTCGCAGCCAGCGCGGTCAAGGCTGCGGCAGATGATGAGAAGCAGACGATCAGGCTGAACGCAGCTCTCCAAGCGCGCGGCTACCAGATGGATCAACTATCGCCAAAGATTGAGGACCAGATCAAGGCGATGGCCCGCCTCGGCTTTACCGACGATCAGGTGCGAGATGGACTAGAAATCGGAAGCCGATTCTTCAAAAATCAGGAGAACCTACTCAGGGCAAACGCCACTGCCGCCAACATTGCAGCAGCAACCGGCAAAGACCTCAGCACCGTGATGCTCGCTATCGGGCGAGGCGCGTTGGGAAGCACACGCGGTTTGATGCAACTCGGCATCCAGGTCGAGAAGGGCGCCAAGCTCAAGGACATCCTGCGAGCCGCCGATGAGAAGTATCTCGGCGTGGCTGAGGAGGTCGCCAACAGCACGAGCGGCAAGTTCGCCGCAGCGCAGATTCGCTTCAACGAGGCGATTGAGAACTTTGGGTACAAGCTGCTTCCAGTGGTCAATGAGGCACTGGCTTTCCTGACTGAGAAGGCTCTGCCTGCCTTTGAGCAACTGATGGAGGACCTCGGACCTATCTTCACGGACATCTTGGATAACTATGTGCGACCACTGTTTGATTCTTTCAGCGAGCTGTTCGCCATCTTTGACAGTGGAGAAGGCTCCATCAACGTCTTGACCATTGCACTGACGCCACTGAAGTTGGCACTTCAGGCGATCAAGTTTGTCATTGACGCGATCGTGGCTGGACTCAAGTTCATTGGCGTGGGCGGCGGACTCAAGACCCAGAAGCTTGACAGGGCTGCAGCCGGCGCAGGCTACAGCGGAGGCCCACGAGCGACAGGCACGCCGATGAGGGGCGGAGGCGGTGGTGGAGGCGGCGGCTCATCCTATCTGCAGGTCAATAACTCAATCACGCTAGGACGCGACGCCACCTCAAGCGTAAACACGCAACTGGGGCGAGCAGCAAAGGCGCGCGGATCAAAGCGGACTCCGTAAATGGCGACCGCACCATTCCAACTCTGGCTTGACCTAGCACCAGTCGCCTCGGCGGTTCGCGTCAGCTCAACAGTCACGGTCACGACTTCCTCGCCACACGCGATCTCAACTGGCGCCTACATCCAGATTGACGGCACATTCGGCACCGCTGGGACCTCGATGGCTGGCGTCTACAGCGTGACGGTGACTTCAGGAACGACCTTCACCTACACCTCGGCAGGATCGGCTGGGACCGCTGACCTCTCAGGCGCGTTTATCTCTTACGACCTGATGACACCGCTGCTTGACTACAGCGGTGCCTCACGCGAGACGGCGCTGTACGTGCCGCTGGAGAGCCTGCAGATGGCCGCAGCCGGTGACGGCGCTGGCGTCAGCTTCGGCTTCACGGTCAACCAAGACGACACGCCAGCGGAGGGTCCGTGGTATCTGCTCGTGCCTGATCAGACGCGCGTTCGTCTCGTGGAGAAGGAGACTGGGCAGACGCCAGCGACCGACAAGACCGACGTGCGCTTTGTCGGCGCGTTGTCCAACGTCCAAGCGAAGATGAGCGGGTCTGGTCAGGGAACAACCGCAGACGTGGACTTTGATGACCCCAACGCCCTTCTTGAACGGATGATGGTCTTCGGCGGAGGGACTCGCGCTCGGACAGTTGCAGTGACTGGTGGGTTTGTCCGTGCAGCCAATGTCACAACTGTCACCACCACTTCAATCCACGGCTTTGCAGTCGGACAGAAAGTGCAGATCACCGGAGTTATCGGCGGCAACGGAACCTCTTTCAACGGAATCTTCACGATTGCAAGCACGCCGTCTTCACGGTCGTTTACCTATAGCAATGCTGGCTCTGCGGCGAATGGCAACGAGTTCACAGCGATCACTGCGGCAGTACGCAGCACGAAGCGACTCGATCAAGTGATTATTACCTGTAATAACCACGGCTTGGACTCAAACACCCCGAACGTGACCTATTCCATCAAAGGCGTGACCTCAGCAAACGCAACAGCGCAAAACTACATCAACGGAACATTCAAGGGTCTTATCAGCCCGACCACAAACACCTTGACCGTGCGCTTGCCAGCCACAATCCCTGCATCAACATCTTTCACGGTCAGCGGCGCGGAGATCAAGGGCAACCCAACAATCGTGACCCTGAACAGCCCACAAGCGAACACGCTTACGATCAAGAGCGGCCAGTCAGAAGTCAATGCCGTGACGCAAGTATTGGCAGCGGTCAGCGACTACAAGGCAGACGATCAGGCTGTTCTGCGCCTCGTGGACACGACGGATACGACGCAGATCGTTGGGTCTGGGACTCAGTTCAGCAAGACAAAGACAACCCTGCCGACCTCATCTTTGCGCTCGGCTTTGGATTCTCTGGTTGAACTCTTCTCAGGACTCGACCAGCGTCAGCGCCGTTACTACATTGACCAGGCGGGAAGGCTGAACTGGAGGATGGCTGATCCAGTCGCGGCGCCGACCTATGCCACGGCTCCGTACAAAATCATCACAAGCGGCGCAGGCAATCCCAACACGACCACAGCTGCGGCGACAATCGCTCCCTTTGACCTGTCAGTGAACTGGGATCACGACACGATCAAGGCGATGGTTTTCAACGCGGCCACCACATCAAACTCAAAGCCGCCTGTTGTGCAGACCTACATCTCTGCTGGCTATCCAGACCGTCCAGGCGCGCCCAAGTTTGATGACAACGTGGACTTCCCAACAGCAACAAAGGACAGTCAGGTGGAGATGATTGAGGCGGCGAAGTACTACTTCCTTGACCGGCACAAGCCGCTGCTATCTGGGCGCTTCACGCTGCGCGGCTCTGGCGACGAGTCGTTCAACGCCAACGGGTTCTCGGCTGGATACGCTCAGACTGGCGCTGCAACCTTTGCGCTCGTCAGCTCGTGGCAGCCTGGGCAGTGGGTGGACGTCACGTCTGCGGAACTAGGGCTGAGCGGCCTCTATCGCGTTGAGCAGGTGGACTGGAGCCTTGAGCCTGGGTCCTACAATCAGATCATCACGATCACCTTCAACCGACGCTTGCAGAATAACCTCACCTCGATTCTTGAAAGGAACATCGGATGAGCCAAGTTGGATCAACAAAGGACATCGTTTCCCAGTCAATCACTGGGGTCACCGATGATCTTGGCAACTCAGTTGTAAGCACGAGCACCGGCTTTGCCTCATCGCCGCTCGGCGTATCTGCACGCGCTCAGGCGCTCTACGGAATCGCCAACCCGAACTTCAACCTGACGCCTCCAGATGTCGACGCTGAAATTGAGGACCAGTCAAACCCGCTTCCGTTCTGGACTATTGACAACGCAAGCGATGGCGAAATGAGCGCAACAACAATCTTTGACGAGACTTCCCAGACATACGGCGTAGAGCTCAACCCAGGCACGGCTGCCATTGACTCAACGCTGACGCTCACCACTCGGTCGTACATCCTCACCGATGACAACCTTGCGCTGCGCCAAAGGGCGCTCTCGGTTCTCAGCAAGAGTGGGACTGCTGCAGGAACGACAGAATGGAACCTAACCTTGACCGCGATCTACTACGACGCAACCGACACGGCGCTCAGCACGGCGGTGATTGGCACTGCACTCGATACTGGGACGTGGACCAGCATCTCAGGCACCACCACGCCAGGTGGGTCGGCAATCAACTCAGCCGCGCAGTATGTGGACCTGTCTTTCAAGATGACGGCAACTGCGGCCGTCACTGGCTCTGCGAAGGCAACGATCAGAAGCCTCATCTTGGCGACTAGCACGCCTGCTGGCGGCGGCGGGAACTTTGTGGTCACAGAGGCACTTACCACAAGCCAGACTTGGAATGTGCCGACTGGCGTAGACACCCTACTTGCTGTGGTTGGCGTTGGTGGTGGAGGCGGAGGCGGTGGCGGTGGCGGAGTTCTACTAAGAGCAGCAACCACTCCAAACACTGGGCGCGCAGACAGCGGCGGAGGCGGTGGCGGCGCACGCTGGGCGATTCTCCGCGACTTGTACATTGGAACCGCAACCTCAATCAGTGTTGGCGTTGGTGCGGGTGGCTCAGGCGGCACTGCGGGCGCGGAGCGAACAAAAGCGGGAGGGGTCACAACCATCAGTTTTGTATCAGGAGGTGGAGGAGGCGGGAATGGCGGCAGCACTACTTTCGGAACTTATCTCACCGTTCCCGGCGGGCTTGGAGGCAACGGGGGGAGTGGCATTGGTCAAACAACTGCTGCTGGCGGAACTGCTGGGACTGGTATCGCAGGCACTGCGGCAACATCTGGCGTGTATGGATTGGAGCAACTAACCGCAAGCAATGCGGCTGGAACTTCCCAGATTGGTTTATACACGCAGCTGCCTTTCACCCCCGACACTGTTCTTGGCGCCAATGGTGCTGAAGGCTCAACATCTGGTGGCTCTGGAACTGCTGGAACTGGTGGGCCGTCAAATACTGGAACTGCAGCGCGATACGGCGGAGGCGGTGGCGGCGCGACCAACTTCACAATCGGTGCGACATCAACATTCAACTTCGGCACCCCAAGCGCCGCAACTTTTTCAGGAGGAGGCTCAGGAGCAACTGTGGGGAGGGTAATCGCAGGGACTGCGACCATTATCGCAACGGCTGGCGCAGGCGGTTCTGCTGGCGCAAACAGCGGAAGCGGTGGAGGCGGCGGCGGCGCCGCAATCCTTGCGTCATTCACCACTGCGGCAGGCACCGCAAGTTATAACGCTTCAACGCTTACTGCGACCCCAGCGGCTGGTGGCGCTGGCGCTGACGGCGTTGTTTATGTTGTCTATGTCGCATAAGGAGTTGAGATGACATACGCATTCACCAACGCTGACGGCACGGTGGTGCAAGCCATCACAGGCACACTCAACGCAGATGAGCAAGCGCGATTCTTGCGCGACTACGCCACTCTGTTCGGCGCGGTTGCCATCATTGAAGTGGAGCAAGGCACGAGCGTTTGGATTGGCGGCACCTATACTGACGGCCAGTTCCAACCACCACCTCAGCCTGAAGTGATTGAAGGAACGTCAGAGGAGCCTGAAGCCACGGAGACATCTGATGACTCGATCCCAGGTTGACGCGATCATTGACCGACTGGACGCGCAGTCCGCGAAGATTGACTCGCTCAAGGCAGAGATTGACCAGATGAAGGGCGGCCTCGCCGTTCTCAAGGGGCTTGGCGCCCTACTCGGCGTAGGAGGAATCGGCACGCTTCTGGCGTGGTTGCAAAGCCAGTCAGGTAAGTGATCCGCGTCGCGTTCCTGTTCGCGCTTGTCTGCGCGCTCAACCTTGCGCCAGTTGCCTACGCGCTCGACTCGTTTGACGAGTGGGATCAGACCACTGATTCCAACGGCACGGTCACGATCAACGAAGACGGCACGCTGACGATTGCTGGCGCGAACGACCCGCTGCCAGAGCAGCCGCGTTGGGATGCATCCACAAGCGCAACCACAACCGCAATAGAAGCTGAGACCGTTGGCTTATTCTGGACGTATTGGACGACCGACGGCGCGTTCTTTGACAAGCCGCAATACTTGAGCGGCGCAGAGTGGATCACTCTTGTCGAGGGGAATGCAATGCAAGCGAGCGGCTACCTTGAGGTCGTGCTGGCGGCTGGCGACCTGTTCGGCTTCCGCATCTTGTCCACCGACTCGTGCTGCGGCACCGGCTATCTCAACATCGCCGCAGGCAGCCCTACGCCGACGCCAGAGCCGACTCTTGAGCCGACCCCTACGCAGACACCAGAAGAGCCTTCACCAAGCCCTAGCGTGGCTCCTACCCCTACGCCAGAGCCTTCTGTAGAGCCTACGCCGACGCCTACGCCTGAACCTACGCCAACCCCTACGCCAGAACCAACGCCGCAGCCCACACCTCAGCCAACACCAGAACCCACACCCGAACCAACCCCATCACCAACGGAGGAGCCAAGTCCAGAGGTGACCAATGAGCCAACCCCAGAACCAACGCCAGAGCCGACGCCTGTACCAACAGAAGTCGCGCCATCTCCTTCCGTATCTCCTGATCCCACTCCTGTTCCTACTCCTGAGCCAACACAGCCCGCTCTGCCAGTTGTAGGCGCGGCGGTCGAGGCAGTTGCCGAGGTGTTCGCCAACATCGCGGCCATCACGGAGATCGGCAAAGACCTTGATCCGATTGAGAAGGAAGAGGCTCAGCCGGTTGCCGTCGCAATCATTGCCAGCCAAGTTGCAAGTGTGGCTGCCGCAGCGTCAAATGCAGCGAGGTCGGCTGCTAACATTGGCGGCGGCGGACCAGCGGGAGGCAATGGAAATACGCCGAGCCGAAAGGGTGGTCGCCGTGCTTAGGAACATCATCAACGATCTGGTCGGAGGCTCGTGGACGATCCTCGGTCTGCTCTTCGCAGTGGTCGTACTGCCAGAGGGTCAGACGCAGAGCACAATGGCAACGCTGTTCGCCTTGATGACAATCATCTGGGTAGCGACAGGATACTGGAGGTGGAAAGAATGACAACCGAAGAACACATCAAGGAACTCAAGGAGCAGGGCTGGACGCGGATTGACACCGCGCCAGGTGAGTGGGTGGCACTCGTCCCGAACGACGATGCAAGCGCCTACGGCGGCACGCTCTGGAAGCGTGGCGACAATGGCAACGACTACTCGGAGGGCTGCACCAGCGGTCATCCGATCAGCGCCGCGCTCTCACACGAGAACGCTGGACTGGCACTCGCAGCGCACATCAAAGAGGAGATCGGCGAGTGAAGTACCAGATCAAGTCGCAGCTCTACTCAGACGCTGAGGCGCAGAAGAAGAAGGGCGCGATCCTTGATGACTGCGGGCCATCCAGCGCGGCTGCGGCGGCATCGTTCGCCAATGGCTACTCGCCAGACTTCAGCGCAGCCGACGGCGTGGCGGCTAAGGAGCGCGCCACTGGCTTCAAGGAGAAGCAAGGCGTGAGCGATAACGGCTCGTCCCTCAACGAAATGATGAAGACCGTCAGGGAACTGGGCTGCAAGGCTCGACCTGCCGACACGTTCGCCGAGGCGGTGGAAGCTGCGAAGGCTGGAGCCGCGCTGATCGTTTGGGTGCAGGCACCAATCGGCTATCCCAAGCAGGCGCTCTCCAAGTGGCACCGCAACTGGGCGAAGTACTGGGAGAAGACTGACCCGAAGGTGATCACCGCAGGGTACGGCCACCTCACCTCCGCAGGCTACGACGCTGAGGCGAAGACGCTGGTCTTTGCCGACCCAACCTTTGATGAGCGTGATCCCAAAGAGAAGTTCGCCGTGCCGGTGACGGAGGCAGAACTCAAGGCGATCGCTTCAGGCAAGCCAGGCTCGCCTGCATCACACATCGTCATTGTGACGAAGAAATGAAAGGAAAAGAAATGAGCAAGTTCCAGAAGATTCTAGACGGAAGCAAACTCGATGAGATGATCTTGGACGCAGTTCGCACATTCCTGACCGTCTCCATCTCGGTGGCACTCGGTCTTGGCATCCCGCTCCTTGACATCACTGGCGGTGACTTCCGCACCGTGCTGTCAGCAGGGCTGGCGTCAGGCTTGGCGGTCATCGTCAAGGCGCTTGACCCAAGCCAGACTGACTACGGAATCAACGGAAAGAAGTAAGTCTTGACAACGGCGTGAGCCGTCGTCAGGATCGCTTCAGCGGGTCGTAGCCGATCCGCAGTAGGGGGAGGTTCAATGGGTGGCATAGACGAGTTTCTGGAGCTGCAGAGCGTGACCAAAGGTCCGCGCTGCGGCTACCAGTTGCTTGACATCTCGGACTCTGATCGCAAGGCGCTAGACGAGGCATTGGCGGCCGCACGAATCACCGCAAGGGCAATCCAGAAATGGTGCGAACTTCGGGGTCAGAAGTGGGCTGACTACAACATCCAGCGACATAGGAGAGGAGACTGCAGATGTCAGAAGATCTGATTGAGTTTCTGAACGTCCAGCAAGAACTGGATGCAGGCAAGAAGCCTCGCCGAGAACACGCTGAAGGCTGGGAGCCTGGCGTCGCGTGGAACGGCAAAGAGGGGACGATCACCACGAACGCTCTGCCTGCAGAGAACGCGCCTGACTGGACGACCGTCCTCCGAGTATGGGGACTGAACCCTGATCTCTTTGAGGTCGTGGAGCCTGTTCTCTTCAATGTCTGGGGCGACCCTCTTGGGACGCTGAACCGGCAGTGGAAGGGCAAGGTCATTCAGAAGCGCGTCGGCGTAGACGGCGATGTTGCGACGCTGATCAGCGAGATCAAGAAGTTCAAGCCACGCAAGCCCATCGTCAAGGATGTCGGCTCGGCAATGGTGGTCGCACTCTCGGACTTCCAGATGGGCAAGGGCGAAGGTGGAGGCTCCGCTGGCATCGTGTCGCGCTTCCTTGCTGGGATCGGTGAGGTGGAACATCGCTGGAAGGAACTCGTCAAGACAGGACGGCCGCTGGACAAGATGGTCGTCGTCGGACTTGGCGACTTAGTTGAATCCTGCTCTGGTCACTACGCGATGCAGGCGTTCCAGGCTGACTTAGATCGACGCGAGCAGGTGACTGTTCTGCGCCGCATCTTGGTCAAGGCGTTGATGCACTGGGCGACTTTCGCCCCGCAGATCATCGTCGCA